GTCACTTCCCCGTTATTGCAAGTTTTTAGATAATGTTTATGGAACGTTGAAATTAGAAATGGAACGTTGAAATTGGAAATTAGAAATTCGGGTTTCATGCGTTGCCGATTTGTTCCGCTTCCTAATTTCCAATTTCCAATTTCCAATTTCGTGGGGCCTGGCCCCACCTTCTAACTCGCCGCCCTCTGCGACACTTCATCGGCGCTTATGGTGGCTGCCGCAGTCAGGTTATCCCCTGCCGGATAGGTGGGCGCGATGCCTAACTTTCCCTGGCAGATCACATAGGGATCCTTGAGCCGGTTCGGTTTGAACTTGAAGAGGAGGATCTCTTCTGCCAGTTTGATGAGATTGTCGGTCACCCCGTCCAGGGGATAGAAGGTAAAGGAACCCTGGCCCAGACTCGCCGCGCTGGCCCCGACCGTCCCACCGTACACCTGCTTGGAGCTTACGGAATGGGAGTTCTCGGGCGGCACAAAGTTCTCGGCCCTGGGCAGTTCGGCCCAGACCGGCTCGTAGTACTCGGCATAGACCTTTTTCCCGGCCGTGTTGGTCCCTGCGTCATCGGAATGGATAAGGGGGAGATCATCAATAAACTCAATCCCCGCATACCCAACCACCTGGTCGGTAATCCGGATCCGCTTCTCATCCCAGGTGGGATAATCCCAGCGCTCCACATGGGTGCCTACGACCTGGAAGATCTCATCCGCGGTAACTGCTGCCGCAGCAACACTGGTGAGCCGGACCTGGGCGATCTCGATGGATGTGGTCGGTATCCACGGCGGCCCGCCATTGGCGCCCCTGGTCTCGGAAAATGCCGTGTGATCGGTGCCGGCCACAATGGCGATGGCGCCGCCCGATGTGACCGTCACGGAGTTGATAATACAAATATCGGTAGTCAGGCCCCGGGTAATGTCCTCATCGGCCGAGGCAGCCACCTCGGTGGAAACCCCGGCGAGATAGCAGACCAAGGCCGCCACATCGATCTTGTCATTACTCCCGGATATACCCGGGATCACGGCCCCCCCGGTGATCAGCCCGTTGGGCCGCACCACAGGGGCGTACCCGTCCCGGTTGGACCAGAAATTGGCCGCAGAGTTAAAAATGGTATGGTCCCCGCTGTCGGTCAGGGCCACCATGGCCGTCGGATCCTGCCCGGCCTCATAGTATAGTATGGCGTTTTCTGCTGTCGGCATGGCTTAGTCCTCCTCTGATAGGTTCAAAGGTTCAAGGTTCAAAGGTTCAGGGTTTTTTTCCTGCCCCCGTTTCCCACATTCCGCATTTAATATTTTAATCCCTTCTTTCTCAGTCAGTTCCTTATCCACATGCCAGCCCTCGGGCTTCACCTCCCTGAGATACATATTCACCACATGGGCCAGCTTCCTCCCGTACCTCTCAATCGCCGTCTCTTCCATTGCTATCCTCCTTGCTCTCTAACTTTAGGCATTTTTACTGATGATACGGATCTCCGCTCAATGTCCGATATTTGATATTCCAGTTTGTCACCACGCCCGTGGCCTGGTCGGCCCCTTCCGGGTATTCATCGATCCCGCCGCCCGCATATTCGATGGATTCGGCTAATCCCCCGGTGGTCCCATCCACCGGATCCGTGCCGGTCGGTTCTCCGGCAATGGTGGCAACATTCAGATCGGTCCCCACATCCAAGTTCTCGGCCTGAAATGTGCCGGTCACCCGTCTCAGTGTCAGGGTCCCGGCCGCGTCTCCCCCGGCCCATGATCCGGTCGCAACGCTCACGCCGGCCACGTAGGCGGCCCCGCCCGTTGCGCCTTCGATGGTATCTCCCACCTCGATCTCGTATGTCCCGCCAGAGGTGAAAGAGAGCGTCCACACGATCCCCACCATTGCCTCTATCAGATCACCCAACAGCAGCTCGGCCACAACAGAAGGGTTAACGTCGGCGTGCAGCTTGAGTCCTTCCACCTGCAGAGGCATCACATGCAGCCCGGCCCCATAGTCATACTGCATGGTCTCGGTCCTGGGCCAGACCACTACCCCTGGCAGCTCGGCCGGATCCAGCATCTTCAACACCCGCTGCACGTTGGCGCCGGCCTCGGTGTTGTACCCGTTGGCAGTCCGCACTATAGCCAGCTTGCTGATAACCGCCTGGATGATCTGTTCTCTGATTGTGTTCATAGTTCTCGTTGGCCCGTTGAACCCGTAACCGGCACACCGGCATACCGGTTAACCTACTTCAGTTTACTGATCTCATAATTCAGAGCCGCGTCCATCTGCTTCTTGAGTCTTGGCCCTGCTAAGTCCAGCACCGACCGGATCGTGGGCGGATGTCCCAGCACCTCGGGGATGGACAATGTTGTTAGAAATTTTAAATGTTCATTGGGAAATCTATAATCTTTTGGCAGCGTTCCATACCACTTATAGTTCCCACCCTTTTTTTTCCATGGCCTACGCGACCCACCATATTTCCCGCCGTATCTGCGGATCGCGACGAGATTATTCTTAATCTTTGTGATAAAGGCATGCTTGATTAAACTTCTCGGCTCGCTCTTCAAAACCTGTATGGTAACGCCCTTTTTGGTCTTCCGCGCTTTAAACGCATACAAATTTAATGGCTTACCCTTGCACACCACCTTACCGGTTGCATTCCCTGCCGTTATCTTGTGTAAATTAATGGTCTTGCGGATCTTGGTCTTTGTGGGCGTAATCACCTTGCTCACCTCATTGGTGGCATCGGTTCTTACGCCTGCCAGGGTTTTGTTGACGGCCATCCGGGTGATCTTTGGCACCGCATCGGTCAGCCCATGCAGCAACGTTCTCACGTTGTAAAGATCCTGCTGGTTTACCTCGACCCTCAATGGTTGATTCGTAGGCATGACTCCTCAATTTTTGAACCGCAAAGTCGCAAAGTACGCTAAGTTTTTTTATGGTTGTTTTTCTTTTTGCCGTTACCCGGCAAAAAGAAATCTTCGCGTCCTTCGCGTCTTGAACGAAGTGGGCGGTTCAATTCTTCACCGCCACTTTCACAAACCGCCCGTCATTCTCCATCACATCCTTTACCGTGTAATCCGTACCCGCCACGGTAAAGACCTCATCCCGGTCCGCCTCTTTCCCCACCTCGGCCAGCCGGTACTCGATGGTGGTCTCCGATCCCCAGACCTGGGCATCCAAGCCCCCGGGCTGGAAATCGGTACCCTTCTCAAGGTTTACTTTGCACGAGACCGCATCCCCCACTGCAGGGGTGAAGGTCGCGGCCACGGCGAGATCATCAAAGAGGTCCTCGGCAATTTCGTCAAAGGTGTCTTCTTCGCTCATGAAACGTTCCCCTATGGTTTTGCTTCGCCACTTGCCAATCGTTGTCGTTATCAAATACGATTTACGGAACGTTGAAATTCGAAATTAGAAATTCGGTTTCATCCTTTCCCAATTTCCAATTTCAAATTTCTAATTTCAGCCGTTCACGGCTAAGTAGTAATATTGCTCATCAAATACGAGACAGACTTATAGATCGTGCTCTTGGCCGTGCCCGTGCTGTCCCGCGAGTAGATAAAGCACTCATCCGTATCGTGCCGCACGCGGAATACATCACCCCGGCTCTGCTCTTCCCTGTATTCCTCGGTGACCACGTTGCCCGGACTGTCCTCGGTCCAGAGAAAGGTCCTCCCTATGCACGGCTCGCTGATATCGGGCGAATCGCTCACCCGGGTGAGCATGGCATACTCATTACTCCACAGATCGGTAATTGATGCATCCTGGCCCTTTTTGGCGGCATCATAAATGGCCCCGCCCACCAGTACACGCTCCACGTCCATGACCGCGGCTAACTGGGCCGAGGTCATCCGGTTGATATCAATCCCCGGAAAGGTGTATTTGAGCAGATCAACTATCTGATCACACCGCTTCAGGTTTAGATAGGTACTGTAAGCAATGATCAATGCATTGGGCAGCATACCGCAGGCGTTCCGGACAGAGAGCTTTCCGGTGTTCACGTCATCGATCGGCACTGCATTGGAAGCGTCGTCCCACTCATTGGTAATCGCATTGGCCGTGAAATTGGTGGCATTAAAGACCTTGTCCGCAACCCTTTTCTCCTGACCCCGCAGGATATGATTTGTGGCCCTCTTGACGGCCACCACGTCACAGTCAAACTTGTTCCGGTAGAGCTTGCGCTCCCGGTCGTCCACCGGCTCTTCCCATCCGTTCTCCGAGGTGCCATAGTAGCCTTCCTCAAATTCATAGTCCGACCGGTTATATTTCCCCCCTGGGGGATCACCGGATACTGGGCCGACTGCTCGATCGTTTCAAAGATCGGCATCACCTCAAGCCCGATAAACCCCATGGCCGGGGCCGTCTCTAAGTACTCATACACCAGCGCCCCTAAATCGGGTCGCTGCAGCGCTGTGTCTGATGTTGGTGCTGGCATGATTTATACCTCCTTATGCTGGATACTGGTTACTGGATGCTGGATGCTGGATGCTGGATTCCCGCGTTCGCGGGAATGACGGAATAGCATATATCCTGCATCTTACATCCTTCATTATGCATCCTGTCTCTGTGTTCTCTGTGTCTCTGTGGCTATCCCTACGCCGTCAACGTGGTCCCGGTGTACTCAACCCAGATAGCCGACATTACGATTGTATCTGTGGTATGTGCGCCCGGGGTCAGCTCAACGGTCAATGTCTGAGCGCCGGCCGGCACATCCGCAGCGGCAATGGTTATGGTTTTTTCGGCATAAGCCGCGCCGAGGGCCGCCGAAACATCCTCAACCTTTGTATCGCCTTCATTGAAATAGGCATCGCTGGCGATTGTCGGTGTATCGGTTGCCCCACCGCTCTTGGCTCTGATATGCACAACCACGTCAGAGGCAACGTCTATATCCGGTGGGAGCGGAACCTGGAAAATAATGGCATCCGAATTACTTGCTACCCATGTCAGCACGAGCCCGGAATCAGTGTCCCCGTTCGCCATATCCAGAACCGGAGTGGTCGCTCCGGTCAATGCGGTGGCATTGGTTCCGTCCGACTCCCAAACGGTCGTCATGGGAATAGGGAGAAACTTCTGTGCGCTCTGAATGTGGGTAAACACCTCGGCCAGGGCCGCCTCCACCGTCACACCGGTGATGATACTCCCGGCATCAGCCACGGATACTGTGGCCGCGGTGGTGGAGAGTACATTGAACGGCAGCATCTCGACCACATCCCCGGCCGCTGTTGCGGCCTCCTTGGCCACGCCGATAGCCGATCCACTGGCAGCATCGTCCACCTTGCCGTCATCGGCGCCGTAAAGAGTTGCGAGATAGGCGAACGTACTGGCGGCCTCCACCTCCTCGCTCCCGGGAAAGTTGCGCAATTTAACGGCCACCATGTCGCCGTCCGCCGCATTCCGCTGGGTCACGCCGATATGCTGTTCCCCGGCGTCCGCATACACGACCTCGGGCGGCGTGGTAGTGGATCCCGCCTCTAACTTTACCCTACGATGGGCCACAAGGGCCTCGCCCGCCTGAAACGTCAAAATTCCTTCGTTATACATAATCCGTACCTCCTATATGCTCGTTACTGGATTCTGGTTGCTGGATTCTGGTTACTGGATACTGGATTCCGCATTCGGTTATTCCCCAATCCGCAATCCGCAATCGCTACGCGTTCCCCCCCTGGGCCGACTGCCCGTGCAGAAACGCATCGTGCAAACCGGGATGCGCCTTAACCGCTTTTTTCATGGCCGCCTCGGTGGAGCAGTTTTCCTCCTGTTTAATAGCCTTCCACGCCTCGGTAAAGTCTGCCGGTCCGGTTCCCTGGCCGTTGGGTCCGGGATTGTCTGGCCCGGTCTCCTGGATGGCATCGAGCATCTCGCCCATCTTATCGGGGTTCTCCGGTGTGTCGGCGCTCTGGGGTGTTACCGCCCTGACCGCCTCAAACTGCTCCACGCTGACCCCGCTCTCCACGATGGCCCGGAACTTCCCGGTCTCATCCTCTCCGAACTGGATGCCGGCAAGGCCCATGATCCTCTCGCGCTCGGTGTCGGCCCCGGCCTGTCGCGGCGTCTCTATGTCCACACCTGCGATCGCCTCGTTCCTGATATCCATCACCAAATCGGGGTGTGCAGCTTCCAGCTCGGCAACGGTTACAGGACCGTCCTGATTTGTTGTTTTTGGCATAACGTTATCCTCCTTTGTTCTTGTTTGCGGGACGATGGCCCCCCATCTATTCCCAAAGATTCGTTGATTTTTAGCCATTTTCCGGACCGTCTCCATGGCCTCCTCAAAATTCCCTATCCGGTCCACCAGACCCGCCTCCACGGCCTGCCTGCCGATGAAGATCCGGCCATCCGCCATATCCTCTAATACGGTCCCCACATTAGCGCCCCGGTACCGGGCCACGCTGTCCACAAACAGACTGTAGATATAATCCACGCCCTCTTCGAGATAATCCTGTATCTCCCGGGTAAGAGGCTCGGTATCGTTTCCCGCGGCCTTATATTTGCCCGCCTTTATCAGTGTCCGTTTGACCCCGGCCTTTTCATCGGCCTTGCTGTAGTCATAGTGCATCTGATACACGCCGATCGATCCCACTTCGCCGGTCTCCTCGGTGATGATCATATCCGCGGCCGCGCCGATCCAGTACCCGGCCGAGGCCATCAGCCCGTTTGCAAAGGTCACCACGGGCTTTTCCCCGCGCGATTCATAGACCAACTCGGCCAATGCCTCGGTCCCGTCCACGGTCCCGCCCGGAGTATCTGCGTTCACAAGTAGACCCCGCACATCCCCGTCATCCATGGCGGCCCGGTAATCCCGCATCAACAGCTCGGTGGAGGACCCGCCGCTGATCCGCATAAAGAGATTCATCCGCTTTGCCAGGATCCCCTCCATATCGATCACGGCGATATCGCCGTCCATCCGCAGATAATTTGTTTCGGCCTGCCCGGTCTCCCGGGCCTGGGCCTCGTATTCGGCCAGATCCACCTTGATATCGTGCATCCGGTTGTAAAGGACCTGGTGAATGGCATCCAACTTCTCCGGCACAATGGCCCACAGCTTATCCTGGATCAGATCAATCAGATTTGGCATCGCCTTTCTCCTTTACCGGCACCTGCTCCTCCAGACCCGTGGGAAGCCCCCTCGTTTCCAGCTCCTCTTGCTCCTCTTCCAGGTCGTCAAAAACGTTCTGCCGTTCCCCGCCCTGCTCCATAATGGTCTGACCCCGGGTCTTGAGATTGTTTTTGATAAGCAGGATATCGGCCTGGGCCTCTTTTATCGGCTCGATGTTCCCCTTGGGAGTCCCGATCCATTTGCAGGCCGTGTATAGATGCATCCGCTCGTAAAAATCGAGCACATCCAACTCCCCGCGGAGCCAGGCCTCTTCCAGGAGCATGGTCCGTCTCGGCTGGCAAAACCCCTGACCTAACCATTGCCGGCGATGGGTAAACACCCTCCAGGCATCTAACATGGCCGACCGGAACCCCGCGTAATTGGTCTCTTCCACGTCCTTGAAAAGCGACACGTATGGCATATTGAGCGACAGGGCCAGGGCCTTTTTGATCTCCTTGACAAAAACCTGAAAGGTCGTTCCGGGCCGGTTGGCCGCGATCGAGTGGGGTTTCTGGCCGGACTCACCGTACATGACCTGGCCCGGGATGATTTCCTCGTACCGGATCTCGGTCCCGTCGGTCTCCTCATCCGTATGATGGGCCAGGGCCTCTGCGATCACGGACGGGTCGGTCCCGCCTGTTTCGATAAAGAGGGCAAAGGCCGCGGTCACCACGTTGGCCACGAGTTCCGCGTCCAAATAGTCGCTCAAATCCCTGAAAAACTTCATGGCCGGGGCAAAAAAGGGCATCCCCCGAACTTGATCAGGATCTTCACAGATAAATTTGTGGAGCACCTTCCACCGGTGCCCCTGTTTGGCCGGAATCCGTAAAAAGTTGGCTGAGGTATCGCTCATATATTTCAGGGGACTGGCCGGATCCGCCTTCTTGATCCAGTAGGCCTTGGCCTCGCCGTACTCGCCCAACTCCACCCCGTCCCGGATATTTCCTTGGGAATAAAGATCGCTCGGGGTCTTCATCCGCAGCGGGTGAATCACCTGGCAGGCTAAGGAATAGGGTCTGGTCTTATCCTTCAACATAGGAAGAAGACAGATATATTCACCATACTGGAGCACGCATCGCTGGACTAAAAACTGGATCTCGCCGTCGGTCATCCGGCCCCCGGCGTCCGCATGGGGCGCCCAGGCCTGATAAATGGCCCGCTCCTGGGCCTGAATCCGCCGGACCTCCGTCTTGTCCATACCCAGGGCATCGACATCTAAAATGGCATGGGGCTGGAGCCCCGGCCCCACGATCGTGGTGGCAAAGCTGTCCACGATCCCGGCCGCATGGGGATCGGACTGGACCAGATCCACGGACCGCTCCACGATCCGCTCGCGCTCCCGGGACTCGGCCTGGCGGGTAAAGAGCCGCCTGGGGATCCAGTTCTGCATGGACCCCTCGCGCTTGGCGGCCTTTCGCTGGTATTGATAGGCCCCCTTTTGCAGGGGTTTTCCGTTGGGACCGTAGAGCACCGGAGTCCGGCTCATCCCGGACGCCAGTGCGGCCACGGCTTTGGTGAAGAGATCGGTGGAGGGAATTTGGAGGTCAGTTGATATCATCTTAAGTGCCTGAAAAAATTGAACCGCAAAGGCGCGAAGTACGCAAAGTTTTTAAGGCTGTTTTCTTTTTGCCGTTGCCCGGCAAAAAGAAAATCTTCGCGTCCTTGGCGTCTTGAGCGAAGCGGGCGGTTCATCTTTAAAGTCTTTTCGGTATGGCCACATTCATCACCGGCACCCCGCCCGTGCCCTGCTCGGCCTTATACCGTTTGAGCAGCTTTTCCTCGCGGGACTCCAACATATCCAACCGCGCCCGCTGGAGGCTCTTGTCGCCCAGGCCGGCACTCTGGGCGTTCATCACCTTGGTGATGGCCGCCTGGACTTCTTCTAACTGCTCTATTGTGGTTTTGACTGCCATGATCTGGATACTGGATACTGGATACTGGATTCTGGTTTTATCCTCCATCCTGCATCGTGCATCGTGCATCGTGCACAAAAAAACCGGCCAGTGCGTTACGTGGGGTGCAGCCACTGCACTGGCCGGTCCGAGGAAGAAAATGAAACATATAGCGTCTACATTTTCTTAGTCTTTTTTTTCGAAGTCAATAGGTTGGTTTTCAGTTTGATACGGTTTGATACGGTTTGACACAGTTTGACACGGTTCTAATGATTAGATGTTTATGTTGAGCTTAATTCATTTTTAAGACTTGTAATAATGCCATGTTTAATTCTGATGTAACCTGATCGCGGCAATTTAAACCACCCGTCCGGCGGGATCACGGCATCCTCCGGAAAATCGATGGACAGCCATTTTCGCACAGTGGCCTTTGAAACGGAAAATATCTCCGCCACCTGGGCCACGGAATAGGTGGGCTCGGGCGGCCTGGGTCTGGACCGCCGGCCTGAAGAGCGTCTCAACACCCCGCCCGAGGTGTCCATATCGTTTTTTTTATCGATCCACATTTACCAGGTTCAGGGTTCAGGGGTTCAAAGGTTTTTGGTTTCTTGGCGCGAAGTGAACTTAACTTCCTCTCCTTTTATGATAGGGTTGATTCCCCTTCTCATCTGGCCCCTGACACAATACCCGTAGCCAGTCCTGCCAGGGGGAGGCCCGGGATTTGTTTCGACCAAGCGGGAGTAGTCATCCGTTTTGTCTTAATTCTTCGCGCCAAGCGTTAAAACAAACACAACTGATTCTTATTCTTTTTCTTCCACCGGGTTAGCGCATGGTGTTTCGCGTCATACCGGAGATGGCATGGTGCGCACATGGCCTTGAGGTTTTCCGGCCTGCAATCCATTTCAATATGATTCAGATGGGCCACCGTGAGGGTCCGCTTGTGCGTATCAAACGGCTCACCGGGCCTGCGGCACTGTTTCCCGCACTGCTCACATTTCCAGCCAGCCAGTTCCTTGATCCCCAGGGCAATCCGGGCCCAATTGGCCGGATACTTTTGCCAATCTACAGGCATGCGCTTTCTCCGCCATAACCTGGCCCACCAATAGCTCCACCTCCATGGATACCGCATAAATGCCCGAGACCAGGTTTTTATAGCCGCTTTCCTTCATGCGCTCCTCAGCCATCCACACAATGGTATCCGCTATTGTCTGCTCCATCTAATTTCCAATTTCTAATTTCCAGTTTCTATTCCTCAATTCGCCAACATATCCACAAACCAATACTTATCCACCTTCCTTATATCGATCTCATAGAGATGTTTCAGAATATAGATCTTGATATTCTGATCCAGTATCCACCAGTGATCACCCCCCTGGCGATCGGTCCTGGCCGTTCCCCGCCTTATGGCCCTGAGGCGTCCCCCCTTGATCGCATTCGTCACGAAATGATCATCCACGCCCAAACACCTCGCCACGTCCCGGGCTGAATGCCCGCCCAAGTTCTGGCGCATATTCATCCGCTTGAGCTTGAGCACAATGGCGGTCTCGGACCGGTTATATCCCCGCTCCTTCATCTTTATCCGGATCCGCGCCGGGGAATACCGTGCAAACTTCTGGAGCTGCTCGGTCTCGGCCTCGGTCCAGCACGGCTCTTTCTGTTGTTTGGCGATCCATCCCTGCGAAATGGCATATCGCGTCACTTTCCACCGGGGCAATCGCAATGCCTCGGCCAGGGCCGCCACCTGCCCGTTCCCGGAGTCGCGTTTATAGACCTTTTCAATCTGCGCGTGCATCTCCGGCGTGATGATATATTTGGCAGATTTGCGCGGTTGCCCGATCATTCCTTTTGTCATATGCGCCTTGCAGCAGAACCGTGGCGGAGTCGCATCCGGCGCCCGCCACGCCTTCCCTGGACGTTCGCACACCTCGCATATGTATTCGTATGTGGGCAAAAGATATCCTCACGCAAAGGGTTAACGCAGAGTTAAGAGGCGCGGCGTCTCTTTGCCGCGACCTTCTTGAACGGTTTGTTATCTGTTTTCGTCAAATTCAAGACAACAATCATCGTCGCCATAGTTAACAACCGAACATAAAACACCTTCCCCAAACCCCTGTTTTATGGGTAATATCGGTGGCAGCTCTCTTAAAATAGCTATTAGGTCACCAACATCTTCAGCCATCGGTGTTTCTTCATCTGTGTGCCAAAATTTTTTTGCTATATTCATTTTCCATCCTCTTTTTTAAGATGATAACAAGTGATTAGATAGTTTCCGCATAACTCCACAAACCGTGTGTTATGCGGCAGCCTTAACACTGGCTAACATTTCTGTGTCTTCTTCCCGCCCACTCAAACCGCGGGCGATGAATCCCCTCGGGGAAGGTGACATTTGTGGCCCATCCTTTCCGGATCACCCGCGCGATAAATGCCAGCCAGCACTCCACACAGATCCGGTAAACCACCTGCTGCTCATCCGGCTTGTCTTTTCGGCATATCCTGCAATACATATCTCATCCCTCCGTCCTCTGACCTCCGTCTCCCCTCCTATCATCTGTTAGCAAGCCACCCCGGCCGCTGATATCCCTTTTTTCTCCCGGCCTCTGACCTCTGGCCTCTGACCTCTGACTTCCGACCTCTGACCTCCGTCCTCCGCCTTCCGCCCTTCTTCCAGTGCCTCACCCCCAACAGTTCCGCCGCCACCAGGTTGTAAACACTGCAATCCCAACCATGATTGGCCGCGCCGCTCTTTGCCTCCCAGAAACCCTTCTCATTCACAAACTCGGCGCACATCTGCCTGGCCCAGTCAAAAGAGGTCTCGCTGTTGTAGTGCCATGCCCCCGGATCCGCGGGGCTGATCCCCAGTTTATTGGAAAGCGTATTCTTGAAATAGGTCACATCGGCCCGCAGCAGTTTTATCCCGCCCGGGATCGGCTTCTTTGTCCCGGGATAGAACTCCACATCGGTGAACCCGTATGGCGAGGCCATCCGCTGTTCGCCCTTGAACGGGAGCAACCTCCCCCGATGCAGGCGGCCGTAATCATAAACCTCGCTGGTCCTGTGGCCCATGGCGTCCTGCACGATCAACTGCACATGATAGCCATCCCCTTCCTGATCCGGATACTCATCCTCAAACAGTATCCGCTCCAGGGCCCCGAAGGTTTCGACAAACCCCTCGCGGATCCCCCAGCTCTCGAGGTCAAGCCCCCAGCCCCAGGCCCGAATCTCGTACCAGAACCCGAAATCCTGGGTATCCACCCCGGCAGTCACACACGACACGATCCCGCCGACCGGTACCAGCCCCCTGGGCCGGTCGTCCCGCAGGGCCATGATGGCATCCTCTTTCCGCTCCTGCTTCCGGATCTTCCACGGCTCGGCCTTGTGTGCGTTGGTGAAATCCTTGAGCGCATTGATATCCTTCAATCCCTTCAGAAAAGCCGAGGCCACCTGTGAGAGCGAAATAAAGGGCGATATCCACGAAGGCAAATGAAACCCGATCTTCTGCGGCCGGTAAGTGCTAAGATAGTCGAACAGCTCTCTATTTTCTGAACCGCTAAGGCGCGAAGTACGCGAAGAAGGCTCTTTTCTGTTTCCGGGGACCCCGGAAACAGAAATCTTAGCGCCCTTGGCGTCTTGGCGGTTCTCTTCTTGAGCCGGTCTACTCCGCCATTCTCCCCGCTTCACCGCCTTATCCCGCCATCCATCATCCCACTGGCACTCACAGTGCGGGCATTCATACCAAGCCAAGCCCCGGGCCTTCATCCGCTCCGGATGAGGATGGACCTTCTTGCCATCCTGATCCAACTCCTTATCCCACTTGATCTGGTCAAAGCCCATGACGTGGTGTTTGCCGCAACCCGGACACCGGACCCAATAATCAAAGATCACCTGGGCCTCTTCCTTCATGGCCTTTGAAATAGGCGCCTTTTCGGTCGTGGGCGTGGAGATTTTTAAAATCTTATGATCGTACTGGTAAGTGATGACCCGCTTTTCACCTAAGGATATGGGATCCGTTTCGCGTTTGTTAGCCTGCTCCGGGTATTTGTCGGTTTCATCAAATATAACGTGTTTGATCGGCTTATTACCCAGGCGAGAGGCCGAACCGGCCCAGGCCAAATAGATAGGCATATGGAGGAGTTTGATCCGGAGGGAGGCCTTATCATCCTCCCATCCGGTCATATACCCGCGGAGCCGGCGCGAGTCCTCGATCATGGGAAGGATCCGGTCCTTCATATTCTCGCGTCCGGTCACCGCATCCGGATAAACATACAAGACCGGCCCCGGATCCCGGTCAATGGCATGGCCCACAAAGTTATTGACCGCCTCGGACCCGCCGATCTGCGGGGCCTTGCACAGGATCGTTGTCCGCACCGATGGAAAGGCGGCCGCGTCCATGATCCCGGTCAGATGGGCCGTGAGATCGTTCCGCCACGGCCCCGGAAACCGCGACATGGAAACAACCCGGTGCCGCTCCGACCAGGTGCTCACCTTGATCGGCCGCCGCTTTTTCAGGACCTCTTTCTCGCCCTTGCACAGCCGCGCCCGGATCGTAACCGGTCTCCCGTCCGGCTTGCGGAGGAAAGGCGGCAGCCAGACCGGATTGATGATTGGCATCGGTTCCTTTTTCAGCCTCTCATACCTAACACCATTTTCTCGGCATTTGCGATCCTCTCAAGCCGCGATTTGTCAAACCACTGCACCTCCATAGGTACCCCGTCTTTAAGCGTCCGGCAACAAAGCCCGTAACTGGTAGAGTCTGTTAAATATTCAGCCCGGCTTATTGCCACACCCTTAAACCCTGTCACCTTGTCTTGAAGCATCTCACCCAATTCAAACTTCATAACATTCCTCCTTTCTTTTCTTCGCGCCCTTCGCGCCTTTGCGGTTCATATTTTTTATTCGATGTTCGACGTTCATCCCTTTCTCCCAAACACCATCTCAAACTCCTCCAACTTCGACAACGAATTCGCCACCCGTTCCAACTCCTTCTTCATGGCCGCCACAAAATCGGTCAACCGGGCCGGATCCCCGCCGGCTGCTTCGATCAGTTCCCTGGCGCAGGCCAGAAGCCCGTTCGATATCCCCGTAAAGATCGCGCTGGCATTATTGGCCCGCTCTAACTCGGAATCGGCTCGAAGTACATACTTTCCTTCAAGGACATCCTGTTCAAATCTTTCTCGTGTGACCTTTAACGATAATCGCTGGTTCACTAATTTTGAACGTTCCTTCTGATCCGCCTCCAGCCCCCGCAGCGGGTCCCCCAGCAACTGCAATGTCTTTGAATACGCATCCGCGTCCCGCTTTAGGACCGACCCATCCTCCTGGACCCGGATCTGCTTATTCTTCCGATCAGCATAAATTTTGCTCTTCCCGATCTTGTATCCCTGACCCTTCAGGTACTTGACCGTCTCCAAGAGATTCTTAAACCGGCTATCCTCGGGAAAATACTTTGGCCACAGTCTTTCGACCGCTTCATCCAAGGCTGCCCTGGCCGCGTCCAAATTCCGCTTCCGGGCTGCCGTGGCCTCGGATTCATACTGCTTCAGGTTATCCGCGGACGCGTTCCGCAAGACCCGGATTTCTTCCGCATCCTCTACCCCGGCCTCGGCCTGAAGGCGCTCTATCCTATCTCCCTCCATCAATCTCCATGCTCAACTTCCACACCCGTTTTTGGTTTTTCCATTTCTCTTTCCGTTATGCCCTCTTTTCTTTCCACCGGCCCGTAAGCGTTTCCGGTCCCTCAGGGGATGTTTGATTAAGATTATGATTAAGATCACGATTAAGAAAATAATCCCTGATCAACCCCACCAACCCCACCAAGCCCAACCCGGCCAAAAACCCGATAAACGCCCCGATCCCCAATGTCCCGTAAATTGACGCCATCTTTTCCTCCTTATCCAGTATCCAGCATCAAGCATCCAAAATCTCATCCGGCACAACACCGGCCAGGTCAACGCCACTCTCCAAAAAGATCCGTTTCAATTCGTCTTTCTTGCAGTTCTTGAAATTCCCGCGCTTTTTCAACAGGGTCTCATAGAGAAAGGTCTGAGCGGCCTTCTGTTCAAAAACCTTGAAGTCCTCACCGATCTTCATGATCTCGGCTATCGTCTTTTTGTTCAGATACTCTTCCGTGATACGCCATTCCTTCTCCAGGGATATCCCCATATGATCCGCTATGGCCCGCCGGGCCTTTGCATCATACTGATCTTGCATTATCACTAAGACGGAGGCTTCCGCGAGTTCCTCCATGGCATCGACGTCCTCCATACCGGACACTATCTCCCATATTTCAGTGTTTCTCATGTGGAACGAATAATAACTATCGTCAGTCTCCTTCACCCCTTTTCCGTGCTTGCGCCCGAACCACTCATGAAGATCCGTATTTGACTTTAAAAGCGAGAAGAGCAAAACCCGGGCCGATACCTTTCCCTGTAAACGTTCCGGCAATACCTGCTTATAAAACTTTTCCCGGAAATACTCCCCATGCCAGGCCGGCGGCTTGCGAACAGTAGCGCCGGGATCCCCGGCATCAGAAGCGCTACCCGATTTCCCGGATGATCTGAAACAGCTCTTGTCACCAATACACACCTTGTCGCTATTCACCCTGCCATCGAGGTAAAGCATTGTTATAAAAGAATCGCACTCCTTGCATTTTTTGAGGGTTTTATTGCTGTCACCATAAAACCTTTCATAGTCCTCCCACCTCACATCCCCTTCAAACCTGAAGCCATTGGTCCCGTAGCTTTTCCGGTACCTTGTTTTTTTCCAGTTAGCCGAAAGCCAATTATTCTGTTTCTGTTTAAAGCATTTCGGGTCCAGACAATGGGCGCCCTTAAGGTCCGTCAGTTCAAACAGGCTTTTCTGGATATCGCTGTTCTGCCGGCACGATGGGCACCCGGCCTTTTCACGGTTGAATTTGGCGGATTTCAACTCCGGCGCTTCACGATTAATGTCATCCTTTAATCGTCGAACAGAATACCCGCCCCGCCATTCAACTATCTTCCCCGTATATTCCTTAATTTCCTTTTTATCCTGCAACCTGGAAATCTGCTCCAGATGCCCATATTTGAGATCTCCCTTTTCCCATGCCTTTAATGTCTTTTTGGGAAGGGAGAGCACCCCCACACGCCGGCGGATATATCGCGGGTTAATACCGGTCCGCTCCGCCAGATCGGGCAGAGCGTCCGCTCCCCGTTTGTCAAGATAGATCTTAAACCCCTCGGCTTCCTCCAATTCCGTGAGGTCCTCACGATGCAGGTTCTCGATGCACATCATGTCAAAGGCGTCCTCATCGGATAAGTCACGCACTAAGGCCGGGATCTTCTGGCCATTGAGGCCTCTGCCCGTCTGGGCCACGGCCATGCTTGCCCGGTACCGCCGCTCCCCTGCCACAATCTCCAGCACGTCTCCAAGTGGCCGCACCAGGATTGGTTCGATTACCCCCTTTTCCCGGATCGAGGCCACCAGTTCATCAAACTTGGCCCCTGAAAACCGCTTGCGCGGGTTTAGCGGGTTGGGCCGCAGCCTCTGCAGCGCTATCTCCTGATAAATTTCATTTTCCATTCTCTTCCTCCTTACTTTCATTAAGCTTTATTGTGTTCGCGTCGACATCAATTAAACTTAATTAAACCCATCAAAAATTTCCCCTTGAGCCTTACGCCTTCATCATTCGTCACTCGGCTGTTCGTCGTTCGATTATTTCTTTTTAACAATCGAACAACAAACAATCGAACCCCGAATTCCGAACACCATCCTCCTTACGCCTAACGCCTAACGCCTCCCTCAAACATCCTTCCCTGCCTCACCCGGTTCACGGCCTGATCCCGGGCCGCCTGATACACCCCCTCAGCCACGGCCACCGCATCGGCCATCACTTTCACATCCCGGCCCGGAAGACACACCAACCGGCCGCAATCCTTATCCCGCATGATCACCGCATCCTTGACGCAGAGGAGGATATCCCCTCTCGGGATCATCCGGATATGGTTGTCAATCGTCATCAAAATTCAACTCCTTCACGGGTTCACCACTGCTCGCGACCACGCAATCCATCGACTCACCCAGGGCCTCCGGGCACTGGCCCAAACAGGCAAGATCCCACGTATGCACATCCATATGATGGCAATCCAGCCCCAACGCCATACATTCATCCGCCCGGGTACAGATCACTTCCATTTTCAACACGGCCTCATCACGGCTGCCCCACGCACCGTCTTGGTCCTAAGCGGAATGACCCACTCCTTCAGCCATCGCCACTCCGAGCGTTCCCCGCAGCGGGGACAATTCTCCCCCTCAAAAATCTCCTCGCAGTCAATACAAAACTTCGCCGTCTTCAACTCCATCCTGCACCCCCTTTTTCAAAAATTTTCACCAATCATCCAAACGACCGCTTTCATCTTCCTTGTGAGGCGTATGAGCAAAAGGTGGATCTGATATTCGGGAAACGAACCATCCTCTCGGCAGCCCCGCCTGTATCCACTCCCTCAAATCCACCTTTTGCTCATACGCCTCACCCGGATCCTTCCCCACAGGCGCCGGCCACCGCTTGCACTGGGGGAGATTGCTCTCCCACCACTCGCCCTGGTCCCGGCCGGCGGCATCATAATCGAGGGCATTAAGTACGACCGCGGCCCCCTGCAGGCTGTGCCAGGTCCGCGCGTCCGGCTTCCTCGAGGCATTGCCGAGAGGGATCGGCGCGGCCAGGTCCCCGGCCTCATTTTCCAGCAGATGCGCGTCTAATTCAGATTCGACAATCACGTATGCCCGGTGCCCCTCCCACCGGAGCATGCAGTCCATATTGGAGCCTGGTATCACGTAATACCGCGGGTCATCCTTCTCGCGCCGGATACGGATCCGCCAGATCTCTCCATCCCGGATCATAGGGATCACAATCCCTCGAGGAATCCACAACCGCTTTTTCTGCCCGTTATCTTTCAGCTCGGTCGGCAGGCCCCAGGCCTCCCTGGGGCGGAAGAGATCCTTCCCGTCCTTGCCAGAGTTCCACCCTAATCGGCCAACCTTCATAGCGTGCTCATTGATCCCCCGATCGATCAGCATCTTCTTATGACCCTCATCCGCCTCCATCCTCATCAGAGCCATGTGTGCCCATTCAACCAAAGCCCCGGCCTTTTCCCGCCACAACTCCGGAGGCGGACCATGCTCCGGATCAGGTTTCCATGCTTCCATGGTTCGCTCCTTTTTCACCCTGGGTCCTACATAGGGCCTGAATTCCTTTGTCTCTACTCCCAACCGGGCGCACGCCTCCTTGTACCCTAACCCCTCAAAATCCCTCAAAAACTGGATCGCATCCCCGCTCTTGCCGCACCGCCTGCACCAGTAAGCCCCCTGGCCCTCATTTTCCTCAGGCCACACACAAAACCGGTCCGACTTCCCACCTTTCCCTCCATCACCGCACCCCGGGCATGCGGAGTGATATTCCCCGCCCTTCCTGGAAGAGACCTTCCGCGGCTCATAGTATTTTCGTGTGAGATCAAGGACGTTCATGAGTAAGGCTCAAGACGCAACGCGTAAGGCTCAAGGTTAATAGGATTTCATCCGACACATCAAAAAGCCGTTGTCTCCCCCGGAAAGGGATCGGATCAAATGTTTTCAGATTTTCGGTAATCCACATAAACCGCCCCGGTGTATAATCACCCAATGCCCGCTCAATACCTTCAGGTCGGTTGTGCATTAAGATCCGTTTGCAGTCCACGAGATCCACCTTGCACAAAATTACACCACGAGGAAGATCAGGGGGCTGAAAGGCTATGCCATCAAATAAGGACTGAATAGTTATAGTGGGCCATCCGATAATTCTTTTTGCTGCATGAATGAGGAGTGGGCCACGATAGGATGTCGCCCAACACCGCGTTTCATTTCGCTTCCACCCTAAAGCCATCGCGGATGCCCATGGTTGCCATAATGAGATTGCTTTCATGTATTCTCCCCTGACGATTCAGGCCTGTATGGCACCGGCTTTAAATCCTTCTTGAGATACAGCGGATGCCTGGGACAGCCCGCTCTTGTCAACGCCAAACATTGCGGCGCTTTTAGGAGGCGCATTACAGTAGCGGCCCGATCAAGGTGCTCTCCGCGGGTCCCCCATGCTGCAACTGTAACTTGCGCCTTACTGCTTGCACTGCGTATGTGAAAATCATTCTCAGGTCCGATAGGATCATCAACGGTATAGAGTCGTTTTGGATCGGTGGAGCGATAGGCAAAAAGATTCAACATGATCAGCCCACTATAGCCCCAATCTTTCGCATATCTAATACACCGCCTGATTGTCGGATCGTCTTCCTGTTCATCTGCGGTCGATGGATTCAGGCCGACAAATGCGGCGTACCCGCCATCTTTGCTCCAGAATCGCCAGAGAGAATACCGATAAACTCTATCGGGTGAGAACTCTGCACCGCTTTCGATAAACAGATTTGTCTGCATATTTACCTCCCCCGATTTCTCCTCCGACTCGCCCGGGCCATCCGATTCCGGCTTTTCCGTTTCATCTTTTCCTTAGGGGTCAACTGCCTGCGGTCTGATCCCTAATTTGCTCCCTGCGGGAAAAAATACCGCCCTAAAATCCGCTTTATACTGAGAATATCCATAAGTTTCCTCCACCCGAATCAATCGACAATCATCAATCAACAATCCCAAGGTCCACATGGTCCACGCTTTTTACAGCAATCGTCCATATTTATTTCTTTATATATATCAATACCTTACATTATCCTTTCTCATAATAAATGGACTATTGGACTATGGTTACATAGAAAATGGCTTAAACATTCCTATAGGAATGACCGGGCTTTATATGGTGTATTTATGGTCTTATGGTCTCGCTGATGCTGTAAAGTGTTGATATTAAAAAACAAAAGAGTGTGGACGGTTACAAAGACCAATGGATCTATAATCCGTGTGGTCCAGATTTTACGTAAGCAAACGCAGACCTTTGTAGAAATAAACGCCTCTTTTGTACTTCTCGAACCGGTCTTTCATGAGATTTCCAAACTTCTTCTGTGACATGGAACTCTTCTTGCTCACGTTCTCCGTAAACCACTCCTTAAACGCATCATATAAACCCGATGCCGGAGCCTCAGCCTCCGGATCGATATGACAGCACTGATCCAGAAAGTCACCCAGGAGATCTTCATCCCGTTTGTATTCGGCAGTGGCATCAATAATCACCTTTGGCGGAGCCAGACCCATTTGCTGCCATCGGATGCACCCGCGCACCAACCACGCCAATATCCCCGGCGCTTCCTCCATAAGCTTATCAGGCAGATCTTTGTCCGCCCGCAGCTCATTGTCCTTTTGTGGTTCTCGATCGACAAAACTGAAAGGGAAGGGGATTAAGTGCACCCGCTGCCAGAAGGCGAAATCATTGGCAGGCGCATGGGGCTTGTGATTAGTCAATAAGATGAGTGTGTGTGTGGGTAGAAAGTAGGTCTCATATCGGTCGTGGGGCGCCCGGCCCACCAGACTGTCACTGCCGGAGAGCCACTTAACCCGGGAAGGAGAAAACCGGCGGCCCTCATCAGCTTCGGATCCGAAGGCGATCCGGAGGCCTCGCAGGGCCATGATGTCCGGACTGGGACCGGAAGAGTTCTTGACCCGGCCCTGATCCAGAAGCATCTCCGACTGGATTGGTGCCGCCAGGGCTCCCAAAATCTTTGAGACTGTTTCGACGATGGTGGTCTTCCCGTTCCGGCCCTGGCCCCACATGATCGGGAGGATATTTTCCTTAACGAGTCCTGTGCTGGCATAGCCAAGAAGGCGATTGATGTACGCCTGCAACTCTTTGGCCTGGTCTTTGGCCTCATCAGTTTCCGCCTTGGCCCCGCCGAAAATCTGATACAGGGTCTCCTCCCAGATGGGCGCCGGCGCATCGATCCCCTGGTATTCGACCGGCGAGGCCTTGGAGATCATATCTGAGGGTAGACCCGGGCGGATCTCCCCGGTGCGCAGATCGATCACCCCGTTTTTACAACCTAAGAGCCAGGGATCCTGATCCAACTCATCACCCAAAATATCAAGACTGTGCTGAAGGTTGACCGCCGAGAACCTGAGACAATTCATTCTCCCGTTTTCTGTCCGCAGCCGGCTCACCCGTTTGTAAATATCCTCCTGGGTCTCCTTCAGGGATCCGGCCCGCCTGGTATCCTTTTTCTGCATGGCCCAATCGATCTCCTTGACCAGATCCCGGGCATCCTGCAGGTACCTCTGCGCCACATTTTCCACCGAGGCCACGGCCCGCTGCCGGATATCCCGATCCCAATGATGCCCGGCCCAGGCCAGCCACTCCCCGCTGCTCTGATTCAACAAAAACTTGCCGTCATGAAGCGCAGAAAAAAGCATCCCATCCCCTAACTGATTGGCATAAAGACAATCCCTGACAAAGCGGGAATCAACCTCCCCATTTCCGCCCGCCCGGGTTTCCGCTTGCTTTTTCTCGGCCCGATGCTTAGATTCATCTTCAACACGTTTACGGACCATCTCCTCAACTGACTTTTCACCCATAAACAGATCCCAATCCACCGGTCCGATTCGGTCCGATCCAGTAGCACTTACAGTATATTTGGTGCTATTTAATGCCGGTTGGTAAAAGCGAGGTGTAATAATTTCAATAAGTTATGCTACTTGAGGTAAGGTGTGTTCGCCTGCTAAGCGAGTGTAGGGCGAAAGTTCTACCGAGGGTTCGAATCCCTCTCTCTCCGCCATTTCAATAACTTACATCGCATCCTTATTGAATACCCTCTTTAACCTTACTGGTCCGATCGGTCCGATGTTGATTTTCAACACTATCTAAAATGTCCACCGCTCGTTGAATTGCCGATGGAAGTATATGTGCATAGGTGTCGGTTGTCGTGGCCCGTTCGTGGCCCAAATATGCCTGAACCGCCGGCAGGGGTGCATTTAATGTTAAGAGACTTGAAGCGCCTAAATGCCGCAACGCATGTAACGTAAATGGCTGCACCTGGGCTTGCTTACATAAGCGGAGCATCATATGATCCAGAAAATCGGTATTGAATTGAAAAACTCTGGGATCTGATTTATCGCGTTTCTGATATCGAGAGTGTAAGATCCTGCGAAGAGTTTTAGTCATCGCCTTGGGCTTCGGAGTCAAGGTGCCATTTTTACGTTTCTTGGTCCAAGCAATAAGCGACCATGAACCAAAATTAATATCCCGGTCCCACAATAGGCGCTGCGCCTCAATGCGCCTCAAACCTGCGTGAAATATGGTTTCCAAAAAATTAGCCTCATCAATAGAGGCAACCAGCTTAACCGCCGTATAATCGTGAATCGGTGGGGTGTATCTCACTGCGAGATCCTCGCCCATTTTATCAATGTCATTGGCGGGATTAAAAAGCACAGCCTGTTTCCCAAAATGCCAGTTAAACATCGCGCGAATATCCCGGAGATCACGATTATATGTGGATTTTCCCGAATCGATCCGTGTATCCAGATACGATTCGATGTCCTCTTTGGTCAATTTATCGACCGGCTTATCTCCGATCTGAAAAAGAAGACTTGTTAGCACGAAATACTTTTGCCGTAGCGTATTGGTCGCCATTCTTCGTTTTTCGCAATATTCGAGATATTTGAGGATTATCTCTTTCAAGCAAGCGGAGGGAATCCCCCCTGTTTGAGTTGGAGCATTTACCCGGGTCCGTTTTTCCGCCTCTGCGAGGATCGCCCCCCTTTGGGTCGAAAATCCCTCCGTTTTGTACCTTTGTCTTTGGTGTTCGAATTTGTACTTCCACTTTTTTGTTTTTGGATCCTGCCATACGCTCATAGCCCACCCCCTTCTTGATTTTCAGATACATTAGCACATCCGAAATATCGAAGCGAGCGGCTTTCAGGTCAGTACCGGTTCCGACGAAAAAATGGGGATACTCCCGCCAGAGCCTACGCACGTTTGACCGGGTGGCCCGTAAGTATTG